CGCCTCTAACCCCTTCAAAACTTCACGCGCACGCTGATTAGTTTTCATTTTAATCTCGCTAAACTAGGTTGTAAAGAATTAGATTATGGCTCTTCTATATTCCTATAAGAACAGGGAACCTGCGCCGTTACCCAAACGAATCCGCCTGGAAGACGGGATGACCGTGCGCCCTCCTCTGTCTGCAGAGGTTTTGGGAGAGCTGGGTTATGCAGGTCCAATCGCTGTTCCCAGTTTTGACACTGAAACGCAAGTTCGGGTCTGGGACACCAACGACATGGTGTATCGGGTTTTTGACCTTGCACCACAGGAACTCGAAGCACGAGCTCTGAAAAAGCAGGTTTCAGCAGCAAACCCCCGCCAGTTTTATAACGGTCTGATCTCAGGCGCTGCGTATCAAGAAATTCGCAGCCAAGCAACCGAAAGTCTGGCGTTAACAGTCGCTTGCACCGAGTTCATCGCGGCAATGTCTGACGCCAAGGCTGGGGAACCAAATTTCCCTGCTATCCAGGCTTGCATCAACAACATTCTGGATGCTTCTTCACTTGAAGACGAGCATCTACAAGAGATCTATCAGCACGCAAACGCTGCTGGTTTGTGGGGTTTGATCTCGCTGGGCGAGTTTGAGCCCGAGATTCCTGAGCCTGCACCAGAGCCCGAACCAGCTCCTTCACCTGAACCAACTCCAGAGCCAGTGGTGATCACCCCTGAGTCTGAGGAAGAAGAAGGCGAAGATACGATCATCTTCAGCGGTGGCACAACATCCGCTGGAATTACATCAGGAACCGCCCTTTCAGGCACCCAGATCTTTGGATCTGCAGGCGAAGATGTGGTGACGTTTGATGATTTGCTGGATTAACCCAGCGCCAACGCCAAACCCAGGGATGCTCCACCACCGCCAGCTGCGGCGTCCCAACTGAGTGTCCCCGAACCATCTGAAGTAAGAGTGCCTGCAGCGTCAGTTGCGGGCAATGTCCAGGTGACGTTTGAGCCAACAGTTGCTGGTGCCCTGAAGGCGACATAATTAGAGCTGTCGGCGTCCATGAATTTCAACGGCGCTTGAGCAGATAACTCAATATCAGTTGTAAATGTCGGGCTAGCGGTTGTCGCATACCCAGCAATATTCGCACCACTGGGAATTGTGACTGTCCCTGTGAATGTGGGGGATGCCAGTGAAGCCTTAGCGTTGAGTGCCGATGCGCTCGGTATGCCTGAGACCGACAGGCTTACATCTGATCCAGAGTTGTCATAGATCAGGGTGTCAATTTTGACTGATCCGTATGCCATTTAAAATTTCCCCACTGTCCAGGTAGATGTTGCTGGGACTTCAACGGTCACCCCGCTGTCAACTGCAACGCTATAAAGAGACAGACCGTTATGGCCTGCTTGCAATGTAACGTCGGAGCTAATTGTTTGTGCAGCCTGCATGATGGGACCGCCTGCACCACCACTGGCTCCGATTTCTATTATCGATTCAGTCCCACTTACAGACTTCTTGACAAATAGTTTGCCATCGTAAGTATTTACTGCAATCTCGCCAAGGCTAAGATCTCCTACTGCAGGTGAGGCAGATGCTGTAGAGCTTCTTTTGTGGAGAACAGTATTAGCCATCGCTTAAAAAGTCCCACAATCGAGTGTGACATTGTCAATGGTATTACCAGCGCCTGTAATGGCGACATTTGACATTACGCGGGAAGCATTTAATACCTGAGTTCCTGCGATCTGAAATGTACCGCTGTTGACGATGTTTATTGGCTGGTTGAATGTCCAGCTTCCCGTCGCCTGCAGCCACTGAATAGTTTTACTTGAGGCCCCAGCAAGCGTGATTCCACCTGCATCTGCCGTCGTATCAGTCGGAGTCGAGGTATCTCCCAGCAGGATGTTTTTATCCTCGACACGCACTTCAGATGTGCTGATACTGGTCAAAGTCCCGTTGACTGTCAGGTCACCGCTGACGGTCAGATCATTGGCGATCGTGACATCATTAGGCAGTCCGACCGTGACGGTGGTTCCGGTCGTCGCGACATCTACCTCATTGGTGGTGCCTTGAACAGTAATCGCCCCACCTAGGTTGACCGTTCCCCCATTAATTGTGAACGAGCTATTAGTGAGCGAGGTGTTTGGAACTGATGCCAGGCTGAAAACACCTGAAGTCGAGTTGTAAGCAATACCTGTAGCGCTGGTTGAACTAATAGAAGCCCGTGCCCTGGCATCTGTGTAATACAGATTTGTGACTTCACCGATCACTGCAGTGGTGATGCCCTGAAGCGTTGAGGCACCAAAATTGACGGTTCCCGTGAACGTCTTGTCCCCGCTGATTGTCTGGTTGCTTGTCAGCGTTGAATAGGCACCACTACCGGCAACCGAAATAATGCTGGTGGCATTTCCTGAACCATCATCGCCATACCCGTAATAAAGCTGATTATCAACTTCAGAATAGGCGGGTTCACCTGACTTCAGCGCGGAAGGCGCTCCTGTTGAGCCTGAAGCGGCCCTACGCTTTAGCTGAACTGTTACTCCCATTAGAATGCACCACCGTTAATGTGTAAGTTGTTTTCGAGTAGTTGAGTAGGCTGAAATAGTGCGCCATCCCATTCCAGAACTGCGCCTGCATTTCCCGTAGTTAGGCTGCCAATTGCACTGTTGTTGAAGTAAGTCGCACCTGCGAACGACGGCCCTTGAGGCCCTGCAGCAGTCAGTGTCACCATTGATGTAGTGACTGGAGCTTGTGCAGTTACTAGCGCTCTAACGTCATTAACTGAAACTACTGTTGAAGTTCCAGCAGTCACCGTTAAGTTGTTTGCATTTGACTGTGAAATAGAAACTGTGCTGCCTGAAGTCCGTGTGACTTCTACTTTATTTTGATAGGTCTCGGTGACATTAATGACTTGTGAAACAGGCCGAGAAACTTGTATTTGAAAACTCATGGCATCCCCGAAATTCCAGTGTCAAGCTTGGTTCTACCCTGCAGCAAATAGAATTTATCTCCACCAGGCTCTGTAATTAGTACATCATATAAGCCTTCACTTGTAATGCTCTGAGTAGTGGCTGCAGTTAATTTCATATTAAATTTACCCACCCCTTGATCAGTAAATGTAGTGGTGAATGTAGCTATATCAGAGCCACCAGTTCGGGCGATAATTTTGGATGTAACAGTGTAACCGCTCATGTTGACGCCATTACCTGCAGAGTCCTTATATTGCAAATCCAGCGAGAATGTCGCACCCTGATGAATTGTTATATCGAATGTGGCTGGATCGACCATAAACTTAAACGTCTTATCCCTGCTTTATTGTATCCAAAGCTATGATTAATATAGTGAGATTAAGGACTTGGAACCTGTACTTCCGCTAAGCATTGTTATTTCAGTAATTGGAGGGGCTGCGGCTGGGTTCCTTACGCTGGGAAAAAAGTTTAGCGAGGTTGATGTCCGCTATAGCACCCATATTGAAAAGATCGATACTCGCATTGATCAAATTGAACTCAGGCTGGCGAAAGAGTATGTGGACCGTCAAGACTTGCAGGTAATACTTGAAAGGCTAGATGATCGAATTGATCGTATGGATTCCAAGCTAGACAGAATTTTATTCACTTCGACAGCTGCACAAATGAATTATGATAAAAACGCACCTAACATTTAGTCATCATGGGTATCATTGAGAGCCCTATCTTTTGGATCGTTTTAGCCGCAGTAAGTGAAGTGCTGGCAGCTATTCCGAATGAAAAGGTTAAGTCAAACTCCATTGTGCAGTTGGCAGTTTCAGCTTTAAACGCCCTGCTTTCTTCACGTAAGGGAAAGTAGATCGACCTCCTGACGGGCGCATGATTTGGAATTTTAATTCCAGATCACCGCTTAAATTAATTCGTCGATTTATTCAAGCAAAGAAATTTTTGGCGTTGTTGCCATCGAAATTGACGCAAGCTGAGACTCAGTGGAAAGCAGCTCAACCGGAGCATCCACCTGACTTTGAATTCATTGAGCATGAGCCAGATGGGTCCGAAGCCCAGCGCCTGCTAGGGGGTCCAATACAAAAACGATTTCGCTTTTATAAGAATGACTCAAAGATTTGAACCCGGCAAACTGCTGGATTTTTTCACATATTTCGACCCATCAAATAAATTTCATCTAGACGCGGTGAACCTGCTCCAAGAGGAGTGTCAGGCCCTGGATCCTGATGTGATGTCAGATTTTGCGTCTTGGGTTCGCATGTACCGCAGCACCACAACGCCTGGTGTGTCCTTAAAATTCACGCCACAATTATTCGAGAATCTGACGGGGTATCCAGCCAACAGGTTCAGCGCGGATTTTTGCCACGACTGCGCCTTTTTGTTCGATGTCACTGGATTTAGTGATCATCGTGATGCATCACGCATGTTGATGAGCAATTTGCTGCATGAAACTGGCCGTTTTCGATGGCTCAAGGAAATAGCCAGCGGAGATGCCTACGAAAATCGTCAGGATCTACAAAATACTGAACCTGGAGACGGCAGGCGTTTTAAAGGTGCTGGCGTACTAATGCTTACTGGACGGTACAACTTTACAAAACTATATAAGTTTCTCAAAGAGACTGAAGGAGTCGATGATCCAAAGATCCTGACTGTTGGATGTAATCATGTCGCGGAGAGGTATCCATTCACAAGCGCTATATCCTGGATCAAAGATAATAATCTCCTAGATGTATGTCTCAGTGAAGGATTCGATTCTTGTTGTTATCGTGTGAACGGTGGTTGGAATGGCTATCAGGATCGACTTGAAATGCTCGACCGCTGCATTAAATTTATGGTTTAAAAATGCTCGTTAAAGATCAATTTGTCAGTGGCCGACCGAAGCGCACCAGTATTGGCAATGGACGCCGCAAACGTACATCAACAGGGCGCACAAAGCGCTCGCCTACCAGGAAAATGTACCGAGGTCAGGGCAAGCGATGAATGACATTCTTTGGGATGTGTCTTTCATGGTTTTCGCTTTAGTAGCGGCCACCACTTACATTATTGTCGTCATTCTGAAGCTTGAGGATGACTCTCAATCTCATTGAATCTTTTCCAACCTGTTGCCCATGCATAGATGTTGGGGTTGGATTCCAGGGGTGCCATTTCTGAGAATCCACGTTTCCACCCCTGGTCACGCATAAGTTCTTCTATGCGGTCTTTTAATTGTGTCAAATCTTCAAGAGTTCCTGTATATCGGAACCTAAGATATCTGACCTTTGAATCACCCATGTCTAATATATTTTTCCCCGTGAATCTCATTATGCAGCTCGATTGCAGTCTCCAGGCTTCTTTTTGCCTTGATTAAATCGTCGAGTTGTTTATCTGGAGACCCTTTGTATTTATGGGGGTAGCGTTGAATATACTTTATCGAATTAATGGTTACAAATGTAAGTAACCCCTCAGCACCGTACATCGTCTTCGCCACGTCATAAGGCGAGATCCCTTTGTTGTAGTGGGCGGGATCTTCGGCAGCTGGTTCTGTTTCCAGAAATTCCTCTGTACCAAAAAGCGGGTGGGGAGTAAAGACATTGTCTCTATCTTCCCGGCCCGCGATCGTGTTGAACATTTGAAGAGATTTTTTACTCCTCATATGTAACCGTCTTTTCACGCCCTGTGCGTCAGTTATGCGGCCTTCTGGTATGTCTGGCCCCTATAGGTCAAACAGACGAATCCGCCCTTTGTAGCGGCCATCTGAGCGTCCCTAAGGGCTTGCTGCTTTTGGGCCTGCTGACGGACGAGTTGAAGCACGTTCATGGGATCTCTCCATGACCCAACCCCCGTTGCTTGGTTGGCTTGTGTGCAGCCCTGGTGGGCTCAACGTGACTTAATTCTAGCGGCTGTTTTCAGTAGCTCTTGACGATTGCACGGCCTTCGATATTAAAGTCTTGAAGCCTAACTTCCCCCCTAAACACGGCGGATTCCCAAAAAGCTGGTATAGATCGCTGGTATAAACAGCAATCTCATTGTTTAAAACTCACTGCGCTGCAGGCTGTCTCATTCAATGACTAGCCTCATGGCATGCAGGGGGTCAGCGGTTCGAATCCGCTTGGCTCCACTTTTAAACTAACTGCGCTGGAAGGGATTTCGCTTGTCGGAGTCCCTTTTTTATTGCCAGTGCATTGAGACTCACTTGAGACTCACTCAGGCTTATGACCTGTTTCCACTGGACTTTATGACTGGGATCGCTTGCATTTAGGGGGTTTCTATCCTAAAAAAGACACAAACCCACCCGGTATAGCAATGAGTAGAGTTCAAAGCACTCCTGACACGCTTCCACTGAATGAAAGCCTGAAAAAGATGGGCTTCAAAGCCAAGGTGAAATGTACGTCTCAGACGCCTTACGGCATGATCACGTTGCGCGAGGGGTTTGAGGATGGCTCTAAAACCCGATCTACCGGCATTAGGTGGGACGCGCCCCATGCCCTTGAGACCCTGTTCACGCTGGCCATAGAGCTATGTAAGGCCGACGCACCATTGGCGGCTCTCAGGACGACTGAGGAAAAGACCCTGGCTCAAGACTTCAGCGGATGGACTGCCTTGACGCTGACCCTGCAGGTCTATCTGGACAAACAGGAAATCAAATGGCGCACCCAGGACTATGGGAGGCACATCACACAGCTGGCCCAATTCACTGGCCCCGTCACAGCAACCAGATTGCAAAAGTGGGCCGAAGCCACTCCCAGAAATAGTCGAGACCGTGTCAGGCGGATGACAACGCTCAGGCAAATCCAGATCGCCTGCAAGATCAGTTTCCCAGCTGACTGGATGGCAGAAATGAGAAGCGAATCTAAATACGACAGTACGCAAGCAAAGAATCCAAGAGAGATTCCGTCTGATGCGCACATCGAGCAATTTATTGATCGCATTCCAAATCCAAAATGGAAGGCATTTTTCGCCTTTATGGCGACTTATGGTTTACGCCCGCATGAACCGTTCTGTATTGATGGGCTGCCGGATGAAGAAGGTTTTATCGAACTGACATCCAAAAAAGTGAAGGGGAAAAAGTCTGGGTGGCGCACCGTTTCCGCAAGGCGTCCTGATTGGATTGATCGTTGGAACCTCAGGAATGCGGTTTTACCTGATTGTGATCTCAGGATGACCGGCAAGCAACTTGGCAACAGAGCGTCTACTTATTTAGCTCGAAACAGGCACCTGGCTTTATGGAGAGATGGTGCGCAGTGTTATGACCTACGGCATGCATTTGCCGCTGCATTTCACACCAAGCCAGAGTTCGAGCACCTGACCTTGACTGAGGTCGCGAGGTCGATGGGTCACAGCGTTGAGATCCATGAAATTCATTACATGAGGTGGATCGAGAAAGCAGACCTCAAGGCACAAGCAAAAAGACGTTTTCTGCGCTGAGTAGTTTTTAAATGTATTGATTTCCTGACGTAGTATGTATTGGTAAGCATTTCTGCTGAGTACCTAATCCATCAAATCGTCTTTATTTTCAATGGCTCAAGCTACATTATCAATTCCCCAGAATCAAAGTTCTTGGGATAGTTTTACAGCATGGACAACAAGCACCAATAATCGTCTTTATGTCGGTTGG